CGCACAGTGGATCCTAGGCGAATTGGTTGCGCTAATTGGAAACCACAGTGATGAGCAACTCCAAGGAAATCAAGTCATTCCTTTGGACTCAATCTCTTAGGAGAGAATTGTCAGGTTTCTGTACCAACACTCGTGTGCAGGTGATTAAAGATGCACAATCCCTGCTTCATGGTCTAGACTTCTCTGAAGTGAGCAACATCCAGAGACTAATGAGAAAGGAAAAGAGGGATGATTCTGATTTGAAAAGACTTAGAGACTTGAATCAGACAGTCAACAATCTTGTTGAACTGAAATCCAGTCAACAAAAGAACACACTGAGGGTGGGTGCTCTCACCTCAGATGATCTTTTGGTCCTAGCAGCTGATCTTGATAGACTCAAAGCTAAAGTCAATAGATCAGAAAGACCCTTGACAGGGGGTGTGTACATGGGCAACCTGACACAACAACAGCTAGACCAAAGAAAGATTTTGTTGCAGCTTGTTGGAATGGGGGGCAGTAGAGTTCCACCAAGAGGTGGGGATGGGATTGTCAGAGTGTGGGACGTTCGAAACCCTGATCTTCTAAACAATCAGTTTGGGACAATGCCGAGTTTGACACTGGCGTGTCTTTGCAAACAAGGCCAAGAAGACCTTAGTGATGTTGTCAAGGCATTGACAGATTTAGGCCTAGTGTACACCGCAAAATATCCAAATCTTTCAGATTTGGACAAGCTGACACACACTCACCCAGTTTTGGGACTCATTGATGGGAACAAGAGTGCTATCAATATTTCAGGCTACAACTTTAGTCTAAATGCAGCTGTGAAAGCAGGAGCCAGCTTACTTGATGGAGGCAACATGTTGGAGACTATAAAGGTCACACCAAAAAACATTGACACTATTTTAAAGTGTGTCTTGAAGGTCAAGAGATCTGTGGGGATGTTTGTGTCAGACACACCAGGGGAGAGGAACCCCTACGAGAACATCCTTTACAAAATTTGTCTTTCAGGAGATGGCTGGCCCTACATAGCGTGTAGGACATCGATATCAGGGAGAGCTTGGGACAACACTGAGGTCGATCTTGGCACCAACAAAGACCCAATCAATAAAGGACCTCCCACTAGTAACAAAACAGCTGGGGCTGCTGGATTTAATGCAGGACTGACTTACTCCCAAATGATGGAGCTTAAAGACTCCATGCTACAGATTGACCCAACAGCAAAAACTTGGGTGGACATAGAGGGTCGTGCTGATGATCCAGTAGAAATTGCAATTTATCAACCATCCAATGGACATTACATTCATTTTTACAGAGAGCCAACTGACATTAAGCAGTTCAGACAGGATGCCAAGTATTCACATGGTATTGATGTTCAAGATCTTTTCACAACACAGCCAGGCTTGACCAGTGCAGTGTTGGAGAACCTTCCAAAGAACATGGTCCTGACTTGCCAAGGTGTCGAAGATATCAGAAAGCTGCTGGACTCTCAAGGAAGGAAGGACATTAAACTAATTGATGTCTCAATGCAAAAGGCCGATGCAAGAAAATTTGAACATCAGATTTGGGACGAGTACAAACATCTGTGCTCCATGCACACAGGGATTGTAGTGGAAAAGAAGAAACGAGGTGGGAAGGAGGAGATAACTCCACATTGCGCTCTTTTGGACTGCCTCATGTTTGAGGCCACTACAAGGAACAGTCTGGACATTGTCATACCAAGACCTGTGCTCAGCAAGGACCTGGTCTTCAGGTCAGCAACACCCAAGGTCATCCTGTAAGAGGATGCCCCCGTGACCCACCGCCTTATGGCGGTGGGTCACGGGGGCCCCCCTTTTGGGGCATTATCTCTTCCATTTAGTGGGTAACCCTGGTTGCTTGTACAGACCACAGCTACACACACCCATATGGTTGAGACGATGAGGCTTTGGGCACGGCTTACCAACCAGGTGACGGTGAGTTGGAATTTTAATCAAATGTAAGAACACACTAATCAGGTAAAAGGATGTGGAAAACACAAACAAGTCAACTAAACCCAAAGGTGTCGTCCCTTGTCTCCTTTCATATTCTTTTCTCAACATCTCTGTGATCATATTGTTGGCTTCCTGTTCTATGTCAGAAGAAAAGTGTGTCTCGTTAAGGTAGGACCCATTTGACACCATCCAACATTTAGGTAAGGAGGTTCTACCACTTCTAGTGTCATTCAGATACCAGAATCTTGAGTAATTGCAGTAAGGGATTCCCATAATGTCCCTCAGATGATTCCTCATGATTAGCTGGTCATTTATTAGTGAGTTCACAGCTTTGTTGATCAAGCTAATGCTCTTCTCGGCCTCAACTCTTAATCTATGAATTGCTTCCTTGTTAAAGTCAAATAGCCGAAGCATGTCACAAAACTCCTCATCATGTTGTTGGTTACATTTCGCAACAGCAGTGTTTCCAAAGCACTTCATTTCGGCTTCTATGAGCATCCATCTCTGGAGGCAATAACCACCTGGTAGATCATTGCCCTCAGAATCTGAGAGAGTCCAAGTAAATGTCCCCATGAGCCTTCTAGAAATGTAGATTTCTCTTGCCCTCTGAGAAAGCAGGGACAAATAACCCATAGGTGATGGTCTAGACATAGTGCAGTGGTCTTCCCATGTAGTATTCTGTATGATTAGGTACTTGTAACTTGTTCTGACACAGTTGAAGCCAGCTATGCTTGCTCCTAGCGGAGTGTCACAGTGGGTGCACCATGTCATCCTGCGAAAAACTTCAAGAACACCGTTAGCTACGGTGCCACAGTGGTTCATGGCATCTGTCTCTGATGAATGGGATAAATTATATTGAATGGAAATTTTGCCACCATTGAAATCACAAGCCATAGCCTCATAATGATTGAAATTTGGGATGCTTAGGTGAAAAGTTGAAATAATAGACATTAATGTGTGGTCATAAGTGTCTTTCTTGTGAGCATCTGAAAGGTTGCACCATTTATGTCCAATTAGTGAGTCATTTGTCAGTGTTAGTTCCAGGCCAGTGGTGTTAAAGACCTGGATGTAGTGGTGAGAATTGTTTTTTGAGCAAGAGAGTGGCATTGTTGCATTCAACCCACTCATGTCCAAATTTAGCTGCATGAGCCGATAGTTGTCCTTATAAATTGTAGAACAGGATTTTCCACAAAGAAAGAGAAAGGTGAGGAGTCCAATCAGTCCACATGTCATCACATTGTAAATGCCCTTCAATATAGCCAAGAGCGACAGTGTGATTAACACTATGTTCATCACTTCCTCAATTATATGAGGCACCTCTTGAAAGAATGTCACTATTTGACCCATTGTTCTTGAACTCACACAAGTGTTAAACTGGTTCAGTGAACCAATTTTGTAGCGCAGTTCAAAATGCCTAGGATCCACTGTGCG